CCCTTCGTAGCGGTAGCCATTTCGATTACGTCGGATAGGTCGGTCATTTCTCGGCGCCTCCCAGGCGGGTTATGAGGGCTCCCAGGTCGGCGTAGCGGCCCGTTACCGGGTAGAGGATTCCCTGGTCGATCGTTCGTAGTACTTCGGTTTCTCGGCCTTCGGCTATCAGGCCGGTTTCGGCGGCTAGGAAGTAGATGGCGGCGGCGGCCGGTTCGTACGTACAGTCGGCCTCTACGATCAAGTGACCGGCGGCTACGGCGGCGTGGTGTAGCCGGTCGTGTCTCGATCCCTGCGCCTCGATCGCCCGGGCGACTATGGCGGCCAGTTTCGTACGGCCCCATTTCGATACTTCGGCCGTGTAGTCGCCCTGGCCTGATACCCGGGCGCCGGTAGTCGATATGCGGCCCTTGATCCAGTCGGGCGCTACTGGGAGGTCTGTCAGGGCCGGTAGAGGCGTTACCCATCGGTAGCCGGGCGTACCGGGCCGGTCGGTCGGCGGTGTCGCTATGAACCCGCCCTGGCCTCTAACGTCGATCTTCGGTAGCGGGCCCAGGTCGCCGCCGCTGTTCGTTACGGCGCCGTCAGGGTCGGCCCAGTAGAAGTGGAGCCCGCCGCCGGGCGTCGTCGCCCTGGGTATGTCACGTACCAGGTCGTAGGCGCCTCGGGCCCGTAGGAAGTCCCTGAACCCGTCGATGCCTTCGGCGCCGTCACAATCGACTACGGCCAGGCCGGTAGTGACCAGTCCTATGCCGGTCGGTCGGTTACGGGTAGGGAAGTCGGCAAACGTCTGGGCCGTGTAGGGCCGTTTCTGCCATCCCGGCCCGTTCACTGACGGGTCGTTGCCTTTCGGCCCGCCCGCCCATATCGGTACGTACCCGGCGGCCATTAGTTCTAGCCCGGCCAGTACCAGGTCGGCGGCCACTAGCGGGCCTCCATGATGCGGCTATCAGACGATGGCGTGCCGGTCAGTAGCCGGTCGATGTAGGCCAGTCTCGGGCATCGTGTCGCTACCGGGTGGTCGGTGGTCGGCTTGCCGCATCCCTGACACTTGATAACGCCCAGGCCCGGGTACGTGTTGCGGCGGGCGTTCAGGTTATGAACGGTCATACGGTGGCCTCGGGGTAGAGGCGGGCGTAGGCGTCGGTCTGGTCGGTAGGGAACGGCCAGGCGGCTTTCTTACGTAGGTTGCAAGTCTTACAGGCGGGTCGGAGGTTGCCGGGTACGTGTAGGCCGCCTACGGCTAGGGGCTTTACGTGGTCGATATGGGCGTAGTCGTCGCCGCATATCCAACACTGGCCGCCGTAGTAGTCGATGCGGGCGGCGATAGCGTCGGCGCCTACGGTGACGCCTTCTACGGTTGCCGCCAGTAGGCGGGCCCGGCGGCGGTGTGCTTTGGCCCGGGTTCGTTCGGGGTTCGCCGCATACCAGGCCCGGTTCTGGGCGTAGATCGCCTCCCGGTTCGACGCCTGGTAGGCCCGGTTCTGGGCGTAGATCGCCTCCCGGTTCGACGCCAGGTAGGCCCGGTTGTAGGCGTTGATCGCCTCCCGGTTCGACGCCCGGTAGGCCCGTTTCTGGGCGTTGATCGCCTCCCGGTTCGACGCCCGGTAGGCCCGTTGGTAGTCGGCCGTACGGGCCTTCTGGTCGGCTAGTACCTGTTCGTCGGCGGGCGCATCGACTAGTTGTAGTTGGTTCATAGTAGGCGGCCCTGTGTGGGCGGCGTGGGCGGCGTAGAATCGACGCTAGCCGGGCTCGGGTCGGTGGCTACCGGCGATAGCGCTACGGGCCGTCTGAACCCGCCCGCTGTGCATGAGTGACTAACGGCGGCGGTGCCGGGTAGCGGCGGTGTGTAGCGGTAGCCACAATGGCTACATTCCCAGGTAGTCGGGTGGTCGTGCATGATGCTCCCTAGTTGAGTACCAGGGAGCGTAGCATCGTCAGCGGCAAATACGAAACGACCGGCCCGGGTCACTCAATCTAGGGAACTGAAGTACCGGGCCGGTCGTTTGTAATCGCCTGCGTCGGCGTTGGGCGTAAGCGTACCCGCCTATCAGGTGAAACGCTAGCGTAGCCCGGCTACGATCCCGGCCGCAAATACGGCCAGGGCCAGGGCGATAGCGGCGGCCAGGTAGGCCGGGCCCTGGTCGCCCCATCTCATCGGTCGGACTCGTCCCGGCGGCCCTTCATGTAGACCATACGCCATATCGCTACGCCTCCGATGGCGCCGATTATGACGCCTCCCAGAAAGGCGTTAATGGCGTATTCGATGGCGTCGGCTACTCGCCCCATATCTGATACGTTACGCTGATCGTCGTATTTCCGAACGGTACGACTGACGGGTATGAGTAGGCCCTGAATACGACCTGGGTAGAGTTGAGTTCACGAATGATGATGTAGGCGGGATACGCTACCGACGTAGAAACGGCCGATGCGAACGATACGATGAACCCGGTCGGAACGGCGAAGTCGCCGTTAGCGTCGGTCGCTACTGTCCCATTGTGGTGAACCCTCGGGCGGCCGTGATAGGACAATCGGTGTATGCGTTTGTCGCCCGTTTCCCTGACTACGAATTGTGGGGAAGCGGCGCCTAGTGGTATCGCCGCATCGACCATAGTTATGCCGCCATCGGCGCCTAGCGGCCCGGTCATCGTGCCGCCGTGTAGGCCCAGGTAGCGGGCGTCGGCGTAGGCCCTATGAACGGCGTCGGTCGATGCTACGGCGCTACGTAGGCCGGTCAGCGGTTGGCCGTTCATATCTAGCGTGCCTTCCATCGCATCGCCTGATACTTGAACGAACGTACCGACGCCTAGCGTTACCCAGAGTACGCCCGCTATGCGTACCGTCAGTACGTCGTCGTCGATGATGTAGGCCATTTGGCCGTCCTCGGGCGTCGGTATGGCGGCGTCCCTGGCGGTCGTATTCTGGTAGACGGGTACCAGGCGGGTGGTGGCGGCCTGGCCCCATACGGCCTGAATCGTTGTACCGGGTAGCGGCATCGGTGGGTTAGGCATTCGGGCGCCTACTATGGCGTCGGCGTGAATATGTCATCGGTAGCGAACGTCGTACGCCAGTGTCGATCGGTCACGGTATGCGTAACTCCGATTATCTGGGCGTCGGCGGTAATCGTCCATCCGTGTACCGGGTGCCGGTAGTTAAGGCGTACGTGGTCGCCAAACTGGCGGGCCAGTACCCATTCGGCCTCGGCGGCGGTCGTGACCAGTACAGTCGCCTGGTCGAGTCGGCTATCGGTGAACTTCATACGGGCTAGCATGGCGTCGGCTATGGCCTGTAGTACGCCCTGGGCGGCGGTCAGTAGGTTGGTACGCTGCCAGGTGCGGATACCGTAGCGGCCCTGGGAAGTCCCGTCAGCGGCTACGCCCGTAGCGTGACCGGATACCAGGTGAACGTCGTTGATTACCCGGTTGATATCTCGGGTAAGGGTCAGCGGTTCGGCTATGCAGATTTCGGGAGGGTCGGCGGCGAAGTCCGACCCGGCGGCGCCTCGCTCGGCGGTCAGTACGCCTACCAGGGCCAGTACCGGCGGGTCGAATACCTGATTACCAGGGTAGAAAGCGACCCGGCCGTGGGCGTCTATGAACACTTCGGCGCCTGACGATTCAGCGACCAGTTTCAGTTCGGATAGGGCGTTACCGGCTATCTGATTGTCGTGCAGTTCGATCGCTACGGGTTGTATGTCTCGGCGGTCGTCGGGCCAGTACGCCTTATCGAGTATGCGGGTCACTCGTTCGTCGGCCGATTCGTGCGGCGGCGTTACGTGTTCGGCCAGGAAGTCGATGCGGCCCAGGTAACTGAATGCGTCGGCGGCGGCGATATCGACTACGGCTACGCCCGCCGCCGTCATCCGTTCGGTTACCTTCGTGACCTGGCCGGTGTAGATCACTACCCAGTCGGCGGCGCCTACGGGCCGGGCCTCTAGGCGAATGACCCGGCCGATATCGAGCGTTACTACCTGGCCCGGGTGGGCGAACTCCATCGTGTAATGACCGGCCAGGTTATAGAGGGTCAGGACTAGAGAGCCCGTATCGTAGTGCTTCGACCATTCGGCCCGGCCTCGTCGGCTACTCGCTATCTGTATGTCACAATCGAGCCATTCCCAGGCGGCGTTCGGGTTGTCTGGGTTGTCGCCTTCGCCGCCGCCCCATAGCGCCGCCGGGTCGTCCCATTCGGCTACGTCCCATATGGCGGCTAGCCCGGCGGGCGTGTACTCGCCTACGTGTAGCCCTATGCGTAGTTCGATGGCGTGGGCCCAGGCGGTTTCGTAGTCGGCGGTCACGCTATGCGCCAGTCGGTACCGGCTACGGCTTCGTAGTCACTGATAACGTCTACCAGGGCCCGGCCGATCGCTACAGGATCCCCTACGCCAGTATTGACGACGATCGTAGTACCCAGGCCGCCCGCCCGGTTCAGCGGTATGACGGCCTCGGGCCCGGCCTCGCCAACCATCGCCAGGGTAGGGCCGGTCACTATGCCGCCGGTCGCCAGGCGCCTAACGTCTGGGAATAGGTCTGGGCTCGTCCATTTCTTGCCGCCTACGCCCGGTAGCCATGATGGGAGCGGGCCGATAGTCACTACTACGTCTATGCGGTTCCATCGGTCGATGAAGGCGTTTACCAGGGCCTTAGCGGCCGATGATGCCGCCCGGGTAATCGCCGTAGTCATACCCGATACGCCCGTGACAATGCCTTTCACTAGAGCCTTGCCGATATCGAGCGCTAGCGGCCCTATGAGGCGTATCAGGCTACCGATGTAGCCCAGAATCTTCGGGCCTAGTTCCTCCATGAAGGCCCTGAACTTCTCGACCATGCCCAGGGCGATATCCCAGGCGTTACTAGCGCTACCAGGTCTTTGACGGCGCCCCATATGTAGGCCAGGATCGTACTCGTTACGTCCCACCATGCGGCCAGGGCGGCCATGATGCGGGCGCCGTGTTCCTCCCACATATCGGCTAGCCAACTAATCGCCGGGCCCAGTACGGCCATGATGAGGTCGAATATGGCCGTGTAGTAGCCGATGACTAGCCCGGCTACGGTCTTTACTTCCTTGACGATCTTTGCGCCGTTCTTGTCCCAGAAGTCGGTTAGCCATCCGATGACCCGTTTTGCTATGGCCTGGATTTTCTCGAACGTCGGTTTTAGGTGCTTCTCATACCAGGGCGGTACGTTCTTTTTGATCCATGCGCCTACGGCTGAGAATGCCGGTAGTACCTTGTCCATCATGAAGTCGGCCAGTTTTTCGATGATCGGTAGCAGTTTGTTACCGATCCCTTCCTGGGCCTCTTTCCACATATTCGACAGTTTCGCCGTAGCGTCGGCTGTGGCTACGGCGGTGCCGCCTACCTGGCCTTCTAGTTCGTCCATGATGATCGCCTGGGCGCCTGCCATATCGCCCGCATCGACTAGCGACTGTATGAGGGCCTTCTGGTCGTCGGTGAACTGAACGCCTACCCGGCCCAGGGAGGCGATACCGGCGATAGGGTCGTTCAGGGCCTTACCCAGTTGGGTAGCGGCGCTAGAGGCGTCGGTCTTGAATACGGCGGCCATATCGTGAACGGCGATACTGGCCCGGTCGAATGCGTCGGCGCCTACGTTGCCGAACGTCAGGAGAATGTTCGTAGACTCGGTGATAACGGCCTTGTCGATGCCGGTCATAAGCGACATTTGCTTATTCAGGTCTTTGATATCGGCGGCGGTGTTGCCGGTTACCTGGCCCATATTCGCTACGATCGTTTCGGTAGCGGCGTACAGGCTGTTCATTTCCTCGGCCCGTTTGATACTGGCGCCGATCTGGTCTACGACCTTGTTCACGGCGAAGGCGGCGACCATAGCGGCGCCTGCGGCCTTCATGGCGCCGCCGAACTTCTTAGTACGCTTCTCCATCGACTGTAGGGAGCGGCTAGCGTCTTTGATATCGCCAACGATGGCGACCTTAAAGGCTTTCGATGATGCCACTAGTAACTACTCTCTGTAATGGCCGGCGGTACGCTGCGTGGTCGTGTCATCGCCTACCCGCCGCCCGTTTAGCGCCTGCGTTCCAGTCGTCCTCTAGGGCCTCGGCTATCAGGTGAAACCAGTCTGACGCCCATCCGGCGCCTCTATCCCTGAACGTGTCCCAGAAGAAATAGCCCTGGCGGCCTCGGTGCGGCCTGAACTGCATCGTACGCCATGAACGCTGGCCGCCGTATTCGACGCCTGGGAATAGTTCGCCCGCCCGGGCGCCGCCTGATACGCCCGTCTGGGCTCGGGCCGGGTATCCGAACTTCGGGATACGGTCACGGTACGCCTTGAATGCCGACATAGCGGCCCGTTCCTGGGTGGTCGATGCGGCCCGGCGTATGTCCTTCATGGCGTCGGCGGCCAGGTCGAGCCCGGCGGTACGTACTTCGTCCCGTAGGGTTTTCTCCATACGCTGTATCGAGCGGGTCAGGTCACGTACGCCAGTAGCGTATATGCCTTTCTCGGTCTTAGCCATTAGCGCCGCCTCGCCGCCTTATTGCGTTCTCTTATGTCGGCCTTCATATGGTCATCGAATACGCTACGCATCCCTACGGGCATATCCAGAACGTCGCCCGGGCTCATACGCCAGTACTGACAGAACCCGGCAAGGGCTCGCCAGTGTCGGCGTAGGCTTTTGGGCTCGGTTCGTTCAGGTCGCCTACCGATGCGGTTACCGTTTCGACGGTTTCGCCCAGGGCGTCGTCGTACGTGTAGCCGGGCTCGTTACGGCGCCGGGCTACCCAGTAGAGGGCGAATCCGATCATCATATCGCCCGCCTCGGCGGCGTCACTGAATGACTTACCGATCGCCGCCTCGATATCGAGTACGTCCCGGCCCGTCAGTTCTTCTACCCGCATCGGCTACGGCGCCGTGGGCGTGCCGGTGCCCCTACTAATAGCCGACATAACCGGGAGGGCCTGACCAGTGACGGTAAGGGCCTCGCCCGGGTCGAATGACCCGTAGTTGCCGGGGTTGAATCCGATGTACGAATCGAACGTACGGGGTGCGGCGTCGGCGTCGGACTCCCAGACTTCGATCGTTACGTACTTGCCGACTAGGGGCTCCCAGAGGGCCGTCGTCGTGTCGTTCACGACGTAATCGACGCTACAGGATTCGGTCAGTAGGCCGGGTACCTGAACGGTGCCGCAGAATCGCTTAACCTCGGTCACGGCCTGGTCAGGCGTCAGGTCGATAAGCGATACGTCACACGAAACGTCTACGGCGGTGCCGCCGTCCTTATCGGTAACGTGGATAACGGGCTTTTGGATAACTACGGGGATAGCCACTATGGGCCTCCTATCGGATCGAATCGGATATGTACGGTTGATTCACGGCCCAGGTAATCGACGCCTCCGACGTTGTACGAACTGGGCGCCGACGTTGTACGAACTGGGCGTCTGGGCGCCAGTCCATCCCGCCGGGGATAGGGCTATGCAGGCGGCCCGAATGGCGTATACGGTCAGGTCATCTATCAGGGTATGGCCGCCCGCTACGTCAAGTCGGTAGCCCAGGACGATCGCCCGGGCTTCGTAGTCGATGCCGCCGCCCAGGTCGCTAGTCATCATTTCGCCGCCCAGTAGCATGATGCAGGGCGTTTCTACCTG